TGATAGGCAAACGTTGCCGAGTATTCTTCAATGGTATCGTTTGAACCCCAATCTAAATCAATTGGTGCCAAATCTAGCGGGAACAAACCAACAAATTTATAAGATTTAATAATATTGCCAGTTTTGCCATATTGGTCAACCTTTGCGTCAACAGTATAACCTGCTGGACCACCAGCACCTGGATTACGCACATTACCTGCATGACTATTTATTGCGTTCATCCAGGACTCAAGTGCGTTACGAATTGTAAAATCTTCATCGTTAATGATTTGTAGTGACCAATCAGTAAAGGTACGGTTGCCAGCAAACTTGAGTTCACGGCCAAAATAATACAGAGGTACAGTACCTACGGTAGAACCAGGTAACTGTGCCGATTTGGCCATAAATGTTGTTTTTTGTGCAGCCGCTGTACCATTTTGAGCAACTGTTGGGAAGGATAGAGTTACTTGAAATAGATTGGGACGGGCACCGTCACCAATCATATTTGCTCTAAATTCTGTTACGTTGAATGCCATTCTTTTCTCCTATTCGTTAGTATTTATTGAGCTGCACCAACGATTGTTGTAAAGTTGACGCCAGTTCTTACAGCAACGAAATTCAATTGGATGAAGTTAATTGAACGAGCAGGCTTGATGTAGATGTCACCAACAAACTGATTGGAATCAATAACTTGCGGTGTATTATTTGTAGTGTCACAAACAACACGGAAGTCAGTAATGCCACGGCGACCTTGAACATCTCGTAAGAATGGAGTTACCATGGCAACAAAATCTGCTCTGGTAAAATCATCATTAAACTCAAACAAAGAGTATCTAGAAGCAGTTGCAATTGCTTTTTCTAGCACAATAAACAATCTGCGTACATTAATACGGTCAAATGCTGATGGTTTAGCTTGTAGTGTTTTATCACCGTAGAGAACTGTTCCTTGACCTGGTAAAGAAACAACAGAATTAATGCCTTTAGAATACAAAGTATCTCTATCTGTTTGTTTTGGATTCCATGCCAAACGAACAACATTCTTTAATGCGCCACGATTTAAACCAGCAGGTGAGAACCATGGATCTGTAACTGAATCGGTGTACACACATAAACCAGCAATGTCAGCATTTAATGGAACGTATTGGTAAGTATTATTATACTTGTTAAACATATACTTCCAACCAGTATCAGCAACAGCATAAGATGTTGTACGATTTAGACCATTGTACCAAGTAGTAATATTGGTTGTTTCAGAACCACTTTGATTTACTACGGCTGAAGATGGAGGTGAAATAAATGCTACACAATCTTTGCGAGTATTAACGATATTATCGATAACATATTGTTGTACTGTATTGCTTGCATCACCAGTAATTACCAATGAAATATCCACATCGTCTGGACTTTGGAATTTTGAGAATGCTGTAATTGTGTTTGCGGTGCTTGGATCTTGGTCAATACCACCAGATAGTATTGAATTTGATATAGAAGCTAATGTTGCAAAAACATAATTATTAGAAGCTGGTTTATTCCAAGTACTATTTGTTGTATTATAACCAGGTGTGTCCATTGCATAAATGTATTTGGAACGGTTATAAATTACTTGTTTATACCAATTTGAATTTCCTAAAGAATCGGTCACATTAGTAGCTTTTGATAGGTATGGATATGTTTCTAATACTGTACCTTTTGTACCAGTAAATGCTCCACCTATGTCAACAACAGCAACGTGAATTTCATCATTAGCTGCACCATAAGCTGCAGCTTGTGCAGATGTTCCTGGAGCTCCGTTAAAGTAACTAGCAACACCATAACCGTTGACATTCCAACTAGCTGTATATGTATTAGCATCAACAACAGAAACGGCTAAAGAGTTTCCGTAAGTACCAATGTATCTTGCAACAAAAGCACCATAAACATTTCCTTGGTCAGAATTTAAACCAAAATCGGTGTATACTTCAGGATTGCTAACTTGAATATATGAACCAGTTCCACTAGCGTTAGTAGCTCCAACATTAATAGCACGAACAATTTTTAAATTATTGCCGTAAGCTAAAAATGAAGCTGCTGTTAAAAAACTAGTTGTTGTATTACTGGTAGGACTTGGATTTGGTTTACCAAAAACATTTACAAGATTTACCTCATCGGTAATTGTGGTAATTTGATTTGCTGGACCCCACGCAAAATTTCCAACGAAAGCACCGGCCGTGGTTAGTACTGAAGGAACGACCGTGGTTTGGTCGACTTCTGATACGGATACGCCGGGAGAGATTTGGATTGCCATTTATTATCTCCTTGATATATGATTTATTGGCACTTATATTACTATAATGATATTTATGATAGGCCGTATTTAGAGATTATCTACTCATTTCTTTAAAGAAACCAGCATACGTTTCTCCTGAATCTGCTTTTTCCCATACATCTCCACCTTCCAACATAAATTCATGTTCTAATCCGTTCTCAATGACCGGTGCAGGTAGAGTTTCTTCGTCATACTGGTTCATATTTTCTAGTTGAAGTTGCTTACGGACATCATGAGCAACAATCTCTTTGAAAAGAACTTGCGTGGTTGCCCAAGCAAAAGTGACCAGTCCCATAACCATGTCATCATTGGCATCATCTTCAGCGGCAAAAGAGGTCTTGCTTGCCACAAAAGTAGTCAATTCTGAAATGGTGTCAAAATCGTTAATAACTAATTTATTACCTTCAATCAATGTCTTTAGGTTAGAACAACCAATACGTTTAACCTGAGTAGACATTTTTAAACCCATCTGAATACCTCTGGCAAAACCAGCCGATAATTGTTGTGGTTTTTTGTTACCTGTAAATACTTTAAATAGATTTTCGTACTCTAAATCTTGGTGAAGAATGTCAGCAATCTGTGGAGTATTATTAATTTCAACCAAAACATAAGCATCATTATACATTCTAGCCGCATTATAGATTACGGTTGGAAATAACAGAGTTGAAATAGAAGAACTCTTGTATGTGGCAACCTGTTCATACGGCATGGTTGTCATATCAATTATTGAGAATGTTGACGAATCTAATCCTTTACCTTCTGAAACATCCACAAACATACCGTAAATATGAGGTTTATCATCTTTAACTGGAGGTTTATAAATCTTAACTTTGTCATGTTCGGCAATTGCTTCTTGATAGACCAACTGTTGTAACTTTTGTGCCGAGATTAGAGTATTAGAAGAACCTAAGAACTCTGTTTCAAACTCCTGACGGAACTGGTGTTCAGAAGTATTCTTAATTGTTTCTTCTTTCCAAACTTCATCACGACCTGGTACCATAGACCAGTGAATTTCAAATGGAACATAATTGTTTTTCTTGTTGACTGCATCTGTCCAAAGTTTGTAGAACAAATTCATACCATTTGGTGTAGATACAATAATAATTTTTGTTTTAGTACCAGCAGTAATAACTGGATAAACTGAGGTAATAAAGTCGTAAGCAATATTGGATGGTACGAAAGCAAACTCGTCTAAGAATACAATGTTAAACGAACCAGAACGAGCTGCTGAACCTGATGTCGAAGAAGCAATAATTACAGAACCGTTTTCTAATTCAATACGACCTTTGTTCCACTCTACAACACCTTGTTGCATCCAAATTGGCAGATTCTCATATGCCAACTGAAGTTTACCAAGAATGGCTCGAGCAGTTTCGCCACGGTTGGCAAGAACGGCAATCGATTGAGAATCTTTAAACAGAACTGTCCAAAGTAAATAGGCAACAGCAGTAGTAGTTTTACCAACCTGACGAGGACACTTAACAATACTGAAACGATTATCGTGAAAAGTACTAATCATGTCCTTTTGAAAATCGTACATATTAAAAGGCACTAGACCTTCATCTAGTGTAATAATATTCATGTACTTGGTAAAGTAAATAGGATCTTGAGCGCATTTGACATACTCATCAAACTGCTCTTTTGTGTATTCTACTTTGACGCCTACCCGTTTCAGTAGGGGGTTGTCACGATACGATTCTTTACTTGTGGCCATTGTCTTTGAGTAACTTGCCTAAGTCAGCAGTTGAACCAACAAAAATAGCTTTGTCAATTTTGGTATTATTAGTTTCTTTTTTGGTGTTGTCCATCTCACGCATTTGTTTTTGAATGTTTAGTAGTTCTTTGTTAGCATCTACCATATTTTTAAGTATACCGCCATACACTTCAAATGCTCTTGGATGTTGACCTGCTTTGGCAATCTCTAAAATCTCATGCATGGCTTCCTGACCTTGGTCAATAATACCTTGAAGATTTTCCCGTGATTGTTGGTAAGCATCCGTTAAATCGGATTCAATATCAGGTTTATTATATTTGGCAGACACCGTTGGAAGTTTTTCTTTTTTAACTTCTTCAATAGGTGTTACATCAAATATATCAGATAAGTTTTTATTCAATTCGTTCATATAGTTATATAGGTTGGTGTATTATGCTTAAATTCCGTAAGTACCTTTAACTGCATTGTAATTCTGAGTTATCTCAGCACCAGACAATGCTTTGTTATACACTCGCATCTGATAAAAAACTGGATATAGTGCAGAATTTGAGTTGTTCATTGTGTCACCTGAACCTGTACCGTCATTTGCTGCGTGCCTTGACCCAAATTGAAACCCACCTGTCGCAAAGAGTGTTTGATTATTAATAGTATCAGTTGTTCCAACTTGTGAACCATTTAAAAATAGACTAGCTTGTGTTCCATTAATAACAAAAATCCATTGTCTTATAGCGCTGCTTGCGGTTATGGTTACTACGGTTTCACTATTAGGAATACCATAACTTATCTCTGTTGAAGAATTCACATATGCTAGGTATCCACCGCTAGTATCATAAATTTCATTACCCCAAATACTTGCCCAAAATGAATTTGGATTAAATGAAGCAACTACTTCAACTGTTACAGTATTTGAAGCAATATTGTAAGGAACACTAATATAATCCGTACCATTTGCATCTTGATTGTTTAGTCTTATGCCACCACCATTGTTTGATACATACGATGGAGAACCTAAAAGTGTTGCATTACGACCATTGCCACTAGAATCAGTCCATGTTGAACCAGTTGATGGTGCAGTTGCTAAGTTAAATTGCAAACCTGAAGTTACGATTGAAGTCCCACCAGTAGGTCTTTCAATTCTTATTCCACGTCCAACAGTAATTCCTGGTCCAATTATCATAATGCTGCAATTGCAGATTGAAACGCAGCATATGTTGCAGCATTTGCTGTTATAGATTTTAGCTGTGATACCGTAATTGCTGAATTTGCCTGAGACCAAGCAAGACCAATGGTTGTGTTTTGAGCATTGTTAACACCAATTGAATAATTTGCCAAAGTTAGAGCGGAGTTAGCCGTAGTTCCAGCTGTATTGGCTTGATTAAAAGCCGCTTGAGAAAATGGATTTTTTCCAGCAAATGCTTCTGTGGCAAGTCTTGTACCGCCTGCAGTTGTGCCATCATGCACAGTAATAGTTTTGTTGGTGGTATCAACAATAAGTTCTCCTACTGCACCAGTAACACTTAAAAGTGCCGTGTTTGAATATCGTTTAAATTGTAATGTTCTGGACATTTTAAGCCTCTAGTTAAAGTCTGTTTTGTTTTCTGTCTGAGTTGATAAATCATCTACACCAACTTCAGTTGATAAATCGCCAGCAAATGTTGTTGATGTAGTAATGATAGATTGTATATTCGGAGTTTCATTAATTACGGTGGTATATGTATATAATGAATTGGCGTTAGCATCTGTTGGATTTGGTACAATAATAATTTGTGCTTGTACATTAGCCTTAGTCTGATAAGATGAAAACATATAGTTGGCATTAGTAACAGTACCAATAATAGGTAGTGATGAAACAAAATTGCCGTTAATGTTTGTTAATCTTAATATTTTACCTACGCCATCCCAAAGAGATACTCTAGCCGTTGCCGTTGAAGTACCTAAAGAATAACCTTGGTACACATTCTCACCTTGTTGATATTTACCTAGACCTGTTGTTGTATTAAAATCAATTACATCAGTTGGTGTTATCATTGGTAAGAAATTTGTAATCGAAGCATAAATTTGTTTTGCTGCTGATGTTTGTCCATAAACAAAACCTTTGACGGTAAAGTTTAATGTCCAAATAATCATTCGAGTTTCGGACATTCTATCACCTTCATATATTATTTCATATTGTGTATCATTTAAAATAACTGGTACTTCTTTAATGATACCCATTTCAGGAACCAAATTTAATTTAATTGTGTAATCTGGTGTAAAATAAGGAAGAATGTGTTCAATAATTTGAGTACCATCCTCAATGTTACGAACATAAAGATATAAACTAAAATCAAAATTATATGGTACAGGATTATATTGAGATTTTACTATACCGCCACTTGTGACAGCAGCATTTTTAATATTGGTATTTTGTTTTCTTGTGGCATCATATTGAAGTCCATTCATTTCGAATGACAAACGAGGTAAAGTTGTTGAAACTTTTTTATCTAAATACGGATCACTTTCAAGTCTTTGTACATATAATTCTTTTGCTGCATATGCAATAGGCACAACAAATCTTTCTGCCTCAGAATTATCTCCGTTATAACGAACCAAAGTAATATCTTTAAATAGATTACCAAAACCTACTACAAGTTTACGAATGATTCGATTATATGATGTATTTGCCATTAAATGTTACCAAAAGGATTTGTTTCAGAAAAATCAATTACAGACATAGCTGAATTGGCAATATATTCATTATCATATTGTTCTCTATATGCTGGGTCTTTTAATGGATCAAACTCAATTAAAGGTCCATAAGCTCCGCTTGTTTGTCCAATAATTGACTGACCATTAATAAATTCACCGGCAACGTTGGATATAGACAAAGTATTGGAAGAAGGAATCCAGGTTTGAACAGTACCAAGGCTAGTAGCGTTTGCATAGGTTGAATCAGGTGACTGGAATACGATTTCGTTGATTGCATATAATCCTGTTACATGGCCGAGGTTTAAATGAAGTTGATAAGCCGATTCATATACAACATCATCAATGTCTGCCACGCCACTTGCAATAACTTCTTGTGAGTACTTGAATTTCTCCATTCTAAGTTCATAGAAATATGGTTGCCTTCTACCAAGCATATGAAAATCTTTTGCTTGTTCAGTAAATGTTATTTCATATAATTCACCAGTACCGTTTAAGAAAGGTACATAAATTAAATCACCTTCACGGGGTCTATTAAAAGTATTTTGTGGTACTCTTTGTGCAAAAGAATTTTTTGAACAAATAACATTTACAACATCTTTAATTTCTAAACCAAATTTAGAAAAAATCTCTTGTTGACCTTGGTAATCCAAATGATCCGAAAGATAAAACTCCAAAGGAAACGCTGAAGTGAATGTGCGTAATGGATCTTCACCATATAATAAATCTCTAGCACCATCGTTATCATTTGGTAAATAATAGGCATCAAAACCCATTATCTTAATGGATTCGATAATTAAATCCTCAATGACCCTTTGTTCATTGAGTGCACCGTAATTATTAAAATATTGGGATACGGCCATATTAATTAAGGAAGAATTCTAACGGCGCACCGTAATCATTCCCCATTTCCTGTTCAAGTCTTTCAATTTCAGCGGAGGCTTCTTGAAAAATTTGGTCACCATTTAGAGTTACACCACCTGGCAATTGAAGTCCGTTAAACTTTTTAAGGTTATTTCCCCAAGTTCTTTTAATTAATGCCGTTGCATATTCTTTTAACCAACGGTCATTCCATATCATATTATATACATCTGGATTAATTGCCGCATAACATTCGGCAACAACAACTTGACCAGCTGGCGCTTCTGAATCACCCCAATTCCAATCAATATACAATCTTTGCATATGTCTTTGGTAACGAATAGGAACTTCTCCAGTAAACATAATCTCCAGAGAGCGTAAGTGTTGTTGTGTTAAGGTATAATTGATGTATGATGCGGAGGTGAAGTCGTAGAGTTCGTTTAAGCGTAATTGATATCTAAGGTCAAACATATTGATAGTTGCCTGAGAATCTGAGATTGGAAATATACGAGAAATACCAACAATTTCCAACGAGTTACCTTGGGCATCTTGAACACCATTTAAATCTAAAAACCTTTTATCAATATCACCCCATTGAAAAGCAGAAACGGCAACATTGGTAGTTTGAAAAATACCATTTGCATCATAATAATTTAATTTTTCACCAACGATAAATGATTTTTGTCCACAACTAACATTGATAATAGAATTATTTTGTGTGGCTGTAACGGTAGCAGTCGCACCAGATGTATTACCTACAATTTGACGAGTGGAATTAATCCATGTATTTACATTAGCAGATGTGGTTAGAATTGAACCAGTCAACATTCGAATATAATAGACTTTTTGTAGTCCATCAAAATGGTAATCTTGCCAGTATTGTAAAGCGTCATCGACACGGTCATTCACCTGGTCATCATCCACGTTAATATCGATGACAGGAAAGCCTAATCTGCGCTTACAATAGGTTGTAAAGTCAGCTCTATTAGTAATTGTGGCCATTGAAAACTCCTATAATGTAGGTATTTATCTACCACCAATCCAAGATATATACATATGTGTGGCTTGACATACACCAATAATTATTGTACAATCAACCTTATTTTTTAACTGAAAATACTATGAAACAAGATTATAAAGTAGTTCGTAATGTATTGAGTCCTGACACCTTGGACTTACTCAAAAACACCATATTAATGGCCAGAACGGTTGAACACCATGATAGAGGTGTATCTATGGACGACAAAACCAAGTTTGGTGATGACCAAAGTCCAATCGGTTATCCATTCTACGGTCACGTTATATGTGATTCACTTGCCGTTTCTTTGTTACCTCTCATGGAACAAGAGACCGGCCTAGAACTTTATCCAACATATACCTATGGTAGAATCTATTGGAAAGGCTCTACACTAGCCAAACATAAAGACCGACCAAGTTGCCAATACAGTACCACACTTTGTATTGATATTGATGAAAAATCCAAACCATGGCCAATCTTCATGGGTGGTAAAAAGATTCTACTTAACGCCGGTGACATGGCAATATATAAAGGCTGTGAGATAGAACATTGGCGGGAACCTTATGAAGGTAACCAACAAATCCAATTGTTTTTGCATTATGTGGATGCCAATGGTATCTACAAAGATTTTAAATTTGATAAACGACCCATATTAGGAATTAAAAAATGACTGAAAAGACTATGAAAAAACCAGCAAAAATTACTACTGCTAAAAAACCTGTTGCCAAAAAACCGGTACTAAAAGTTGTTGAATCACCAGCAACCAAAGCTCGAGCAAAATCCAAAAAAACAGGACAAACAATTATTATTGGAGATGATACTCCTAAATTGGATCCAAAAACACTTCCTAAACCAACTGCTGATTATGCCTCTTCATTTAACTGGTGGTTAGATGTTACGACAAATGAAAATTGGGCTTACGCACATAATATTTTTACACCTGAAGAATGTAAAAAAATCATTGAGATTGGTACTTCTGGTAAAGATGCTTCACCTTTAACTTATGGAATTGTTGGTGATATGAGTGGCACAACAGATGATTTGAAAAAAGTTGCTGAAGTTCGCCGTAGTCCTATTGCTTGGATTCGTTCTGATGTTGCAGACAACCGTTGGATTTTTGAAAGATTAGCCGCCAACATCACCAATATTAACAGTCAATTTTTTAATTATGAACTAACTGATATTCAAAGCCTACAATTTACTTCTTATGATGCTAAAGAAAAAGGCTTTTATGGTAAACACATTGATATGATGTACAAGGGAACAGGTACAAGAAAATTAAGTGTTACTATTCAATTATCTGATGATAAAGATTATGAAGGTGGTGATTTGTTATTACATTACAAAAATGAACCTGATATTGGCTTCCGTAATCTTGGTACAGCCACATTCTTCCCATCTTGGATGTTACATGAAGTAACACCAGTAACTAAAGGCAAGCGTTATAGTTTAGTTGCTTGGATTCAAGGACCAAGATTCAAATAATTTAAACTGTATAACTTCCCGGTGCTGTCCATTGTAACACAGTATATCCTGGTGCCGCCGGTGGATTTGTTATCGTGGCGCCTGGTGCAACACCAGGATATTGAGATGTCAGTACAGCAATGAATACTCCTCCTGTATTACCAGTACGACCAACTGTGCTAGCATTTACTGGAGCTCCGCCTTGACCTCCGGTTCCAATTCCAGTACCGCCACCCGGAACTCTAGCGAGCGCTATACAGCTTGGGAACATTCCTGCTGCGCCACCTCCTGATCCGTAGGTTCTTGTAATGACGCCAGCTGGGAACGGACCAAGACCGGTAAATGGCCATGTTGTTCCTGCACCACCTACTCCACCTTCACCTGGACGAGATCCAAATGGTGGATTGCTCTGCGGACCAGCTAATCCAGTTCCTCCGGCACCGCCGGCACCGCCTCCGCCACCACCACCGCCACCTTGTGGGAATGATGGGAATGGAGGACCACCCGGCCCACCTTGAGCATTACCTCCAGGAAATCCTTGAGATCCAACACCTCCACTAGTGGGCGTAAATCCATTAGAAGTTGGTGAATTTGGATTAGCTGTAAGTCTTACAGAAGCACCGCCTCCGTTACCACCAGGTCCGCCATTACCGCCACCGACAGGTCCGTTGAAAGCGAATGGTCCATAGGCCAAACCATTACCATACCCTCCGCCAAGTGCCGTAGTTGCACAAGTTAATGAACTTGGATTTCCTTGAGATCCAGCGCCAATAGGTGCAGGTCCGCCAGCGCCGCCAGTTCCAACAGTAAATGATAATACTGAACCAGGAGCTTTTACAAAAGAACCTTGAGTAACTCCGCCACCACCGCCACCGCCACCGCCAGCTTCCTGTGGAATTCCTAGTGGGAATGGCCCACTTTGTAATTGAGATAACCGAGAAGCACCACCACCGCCACCGCCAGCAATCACCATATAATTGATTGTAACTGGTCCTTTAGTTACACCACATCTCGTTGAACTTCTACCCGTTCCAATTGGAGTGGTTACAGAAGCAGTAAATGTGTAAGGCGTAGAAGGGCTTAAGCATGAAAATGGTGCAGTAAATGGCGCACTTCCAGGATTAGTAAAAGTGGCACCTGGTCCTGAAACACTTACAGTAGTTTGAGTAATAGTATTACCACCAGTAAACGTTGGCATAGTAATAGGCATACTTGCAGTAGTTTCAGTTGTGGTTATGGCACCAATTACAGGAGCTTCAGCAATAGTTTGCATTGTAATTGCTGCACTGCAACTTGCTGTGTTTGAAGATCCAAATTCATTGTTTGCAAAAACTTGAAACTTGTACACGGTATTTGCAGCTAATCCGTTAACATCAATTTTATTTCCTCCTGATGTTGCCAAAATTGTACCAGTTTGTCCTGTATTTGCCCTTGCAGTATATGATATAATTCCTACACCAGGATTAACTAGGCTACCACCATTACATGGTGCAACATTTGGAAATGTGAATATTACGTTTGCTGAAGTTGAACTTGTTGATTGAACAACGGAAATTACCGGTCTTCCACGGGGAGGCTTATTAGGATTGTTTGCACTACCCGTATGAACTACCGCAAAAGCCACTCCACCCATTAGTATGCTCCTGCGCCAGAAATATACCAAGTATCAGTAGCAACTTTAATTAATGATGACATTGAATAACTTCCTAAAGTAACTGCGGTTCTTTGAACAGAGTTTGAAGCAACCCATAAAGCTGGAGGATTTGCTGCGGTTACGTTTGATGAAAATGATGCACCCATAATTAAAAGAATTGTTGTGCCAAGCGGAAACGGTACCGTAGCATTAGTTGGTATAACAACTGTACCTGTATTTGCACCTTGAGTTAAATAAATTGTTTTACCTGCATCAGTTAATTGTAATGTATAAGATGTTGCAGTAATATTATTTTGTGGTGCACCCAAATAACCAATAGTATTATTTCCAATATTTGTTGATTCTAATAATATAACGTTACCTGATATTTGGTTTGCAGTTAAAATGTTGGCCGTTATGGTATTTGAAACAAGAATATTTGCTGCATTCATAAAAATATTATTGTTTGAACTAATTCTAATAGTATTGTTTGCAAAAATAGTTAAAAAGTTATTTGCAAAAATATTATTGGCCGTCAAATTGTTAGCTACAAATACGTTGTTGGCACCAAATACAACTGTACCATTGGCCGAGAAAGAAAAACTATTAGCAATAAAACTATTGCTCATTGTAATATTATTGGCCGTAATACTATTAAATCCATATACTGCTGTACCTAAAATGTTAAAGTTGGTATTAACAGTAAAGTTGTTGGCAAAAAAGTTATTACTGGTATTAAAGTTGTTAGCAAAAAGACTAATATTATTGGTTGCAATAATATTGTTGGCTCTTAAAGTGTTGAAAGAAAAATCAGCCGTACTAAAAACAGTCAAATTACCGTTTGCGGTAATATTGTTAGCCGTAATGTTGTTAGCTATTAAAAAAGTATTAGCTAAAACGTTTACAATAGTATTGGCTGTAAGTGTAATACTATTGGCAATAAAATTATTAGCTAATGTAATGTTGTTGGCTACAAGATTACCAAATAGAAAATTTGTAGGACCAGTAAGAATAGTATTGCCGGTAACAAAAAAATTACCGTTTGCAGTAATATTATTTGCTGTAATATTATTTGAAGTAATAACATTATTGGCAAAAAAACTGGCAGTATTACCAATAGTAATGCTGTTTGCTGATAAAGTATTAAAAGTAAAGTTTGCTGTTTGGCCAATATTTACATTACCATTGGCAGTAATATTATTTGCAAGTATTGTTTGTAACGAAGTGATTACGTTAGCATTAAGAATATTCACTACTGTCGAAGAAGGCGGTGTTCTTACCCATGCAGTTTTTACCGCATTGTAAGTATACGAAATATTATTTACAATAGCAACTTGATTGTTTATTGGGCTTGACGGAAATGCCATTTTATTTTCCTAAGATTCTTTATGATATATTTATGATGTCAAATTTATGCTGTAAATGTAAATGTGCTTGGAGTTAATGGACTCGCAGCAGTATAAGTTAATACCGTCATTCCTGGTGCCGCTGGCGGAGTTGTTACCGTGGCGCCTGGGGCTGAACCTGGATATTGAGGAGTTGGAACGGCTAAAATAACTACACCGGACCCACCAGCACCCGAAGTACCAGCTGCATCTGCATTTCCACCACCGCCACCTCCTGTACCAGGTGTTCCAGGAGTACCTGAAGATGATATTGGACCTGTGGCACCGGATCCGCCGCCACCTGAACCACCTGAACCTCCCGTGCCCGTTGAGTGGGCACCGCCACCTCCACCTCCTGCGTAGGTATTACCAGTTATAGGCCATGTATATCCATCTCCGCCCGCAGTACCGTTATTTCCAGCATTGGTTGTACTGGAACTACCAGCGCCACCGCCACCTGTACCGCCGGCTCCGTTAGGTGCACTACCAACAATTGAAGGGGCTCCTGGGAATCCTTGCTGAGTTGATCCAGCAATGCCTGGAAAACCTGATCCGTCACCACCTGCATTTCCGGATCTTCCAAATGCTCCAGCACCTGAACCGCCGCTACCGCCATTTCCACCACCGCCACCTAGAGATGTTAAGTTGCCCGCAGGCAAACCAAAAATTGTTGAAGGATTGCCAGGATTAGATGTGCCACTATTATTATTAACTGCGGCACCTCCGCCACCAACAGTAATGGTGTAAACACTTCCTGAAGTTAACGATACTGTTCCTTTCAGTAATCCACCAGCACCACCACCGCCGCCGGCGCCATTAGTGTTGTCACCTGGACCGCCAGCTCCACCTCCAGCTACTATTAGATATTCATAAACAGTTGCTGACCCAGGTGGTGTAATCACTTTTGGACCACCTACGTTTCCAAATGTAATAGTTCCAGGCGATGTAAAATCGTAAACCGTTGTACCATTTGCCGTACTAAATGGTGATATAAAAGAAGCGGTAACTGGACCATAATTTGAAATGTTGGCCGCATTGTTGCTAGCATCAGTTATTGAACTGCCGGATTGCAATGTTAATAAACTCGTATTATCATCAGATGTAAATGATGTAGTAGGTATTTCATATGTGGATTCTGTGTACCTTGTATTGGCTTTTGATACACGAAGATTGGACATATATCCTATATAACTCGACCATGCAACCTCTCCAGCTGCTGTGCCAATAAGTACATTGTTTGCTTGGTCAACTGAATTTGATATACCAATTTGATGAATTCTTAAACCATTTAAGTAAAGATTCATAAAGGTGCCATCATATACTGCTGCCCAATGAGACCAAGTATGAGCTTTAGGAGTTGTTGATGAATAATAAACAGAACCGCCATTCCAAAAATAAAAATATCCTGTATCTATGGCCAATCCTACTTCCCAAGCCGATGAAGATGCTAATATTCCTCTTTTAGTAATTATAGTATTCCAATTACTGTACACACCCATTGGATATATCCAGCCTTCAATAGTAAACGGTTGATTACTTAAATTAAGTGCTGTACTATTTGGTACCGTAAGATACTGAGTTGTTCCAGTAAATGATGCTGATCCACTAATTCCGGTATAACTTAATCCTACATTTCCAGTCGCAGTTACTCCTCTTGGTGTTGGTGCAATAAGAATAACGCTACCAGGACCACCAGAGAATCCGGCTACAAGACCTGCTGGTACCGCTGGATTGGATGAGTTAACTCCTCCACCACCCCCACCTAGACCCGGTGCACCAGCACGACCATATAAAGCGTTGTTATAAGTACCAGGTCCGCCACCTCCTGCTCCACCAAGACCTACTGATCCAGGTTGTTGACTATTTGATCCACCGCCACCGACAGCATAATAACTATTGGTGAATGGCCATAT